AGTTCGGCTTGCTGCATCTGCACCACAGGGTCTTGAGCCTTCTGTTGCGCCTGTTGCTGTGCTGCCTGCTGTTGCTTCTGCTGCGTAAGCTGTCCTCCGGCCTGTGCCATGAGGCGGGCCAAGTTGACCTCCATGTTCTCTGGCAATTCTGCGTTCGGGTTAGGCAATGGCGCTCCAACCTTCTCTTCCATTTCCTTGCGGTACTTGAAGCCAAGGTGTTCTGCGATGTGCGGCTGTAGTGCCGCAGCGATACGCTGCGCTTGTGGATTCTGCCCTATAGTCGCTGCAACCGAAGGGTCTTTTAGGAACGACTGGTGCACAGCCATGTGCGCGTCGTGGTCTTGGTAGATAAACGCCTTGAGCGGTTTGCCGTTGAGCGCATTCATGTTCTCGCTTACAGGATCTACAGGCTTGGCGTCATCCGTTGTTGGGACTAGCTTGTCAGCATTCTTTACCCCCAACACCTCTATCATCTGCCTGTGTAGCTGTGGCAGGTCATATATCTGAGGCGCTGACTGTGCCATCTGTAGCACAGCCTGATACTGCACAACCCGCTGGGCCATCGTAGAACTGTTCGGATCGCTTACAGGTATGACATCGACGGTCATGTAGTCTGCAACACGGGCGGTTACTTCACCACGTATCGGCTCATACGCATACTCGTCAGGTGCGTGCTCCGACATGATCGCCTTGAGAAGCTTAAACTCTTGCTTCATGGCATAGTGCACACGAGCCTGCACTGCTGCCATTGGTTTGAGAGTTCTCTCTAGCAAGGCGAGTGTAGTGCCTACCGGCGCGTTAGCTGACATATCCGAAATATTCATGTCGCTGATAGCGCCTAACCTACGACCCTCTTGGGTTATCTGGTTAAGCAAAGCTAACAGAGTCTGACTTGGTTCCTTATAAGGAAGCGGTAAGATGTTGTCGCGTATACTGCCGGACGGTACATCAACGTCCTTAAACTCTCCGGGTTCAATCGGCGTGTCGTCACCTTTAATACGCAACCCACGGGACTTTAGACCCCCCGGTAAGTTAGCCAGCGTACCAGCGTCCACCAGTTGCCGTATAATAGACGTACCCGCTTTAGCGTACCCCCCTATTATATGTATCAGTCCAAGGCCATAGAACCCAAATCCGGGCACATATACATAATGTACGAAGTGCTGACGCTTCAACATCAGTGGGTCATTAGGATTCCAGTTGCGGCGAATAGACAGCACTTCGTTAGAGCCACGCTCTAGTGTCACCACGTACGGCTTGGCTATCTCATCTTCCGAGTCATCTATACCATCTATAACCAGATCTGCGTGGATCTCATATAGAGAGTACCTGTCGTCGTCTGTTAGTGAGTACCCACCTTCTTCTGCCTTACGCTCTTCAATGTCTGTGTGGTACGGCTGTGGGTCGCCCAGATCTACGTCTCTGTAGAACCCTCCTGCCTGTAGCTTCTTCAACTCGTTCTTTGTCTTACGCATGATGTGCGTAACACGTTCTGCACTCTCTATATGTGAAGCACCGTATGGCACCACCACATCTTCAGCGGGTATGTAGACTGCGGTCTGCCGCCCTATATTCGGATCGTAATATACCTTCTTGAACGCACTGCCAGCCAAGCCAAGGCTATACAGCAGCCGCTCATGCTCGGGTCTGTACTCCACCATGCGCTCGGTGAGTTCGTAGTTCATATCCGCTTTTACGCGGTTTGCCGCTGCTTCCTTGTCCTTATCTTCTATACCTATGATCTTGACCTTTACAGGCCCAGCGGCGGGAAACGTCTCGGACATGGTTTCTGCTTGGAAGCGTATGGCTGCTTCGGCAAGCACTGTAGAATACACACCACACGCGCCTTCCCACGGTTCGGTGCGTTCCTCGTATTTGAAGCCCAGTACGTCCAGACCTCTGACGAACGAGTCTGCCCAATCTTTGCGGCTATCAACGTCTGCGTCTATGTGACCTACCAATTCATCAGCCATCTCTGACAACACGCCTTCATCTAAGATGTTAGCCAGATTAGTATTGAACGGCAGCATGTCCGAAGGTTCTGCGTCAGGGATTATGGTGATCTCTACGCTACCGTCATCCAACGTCACCATCTCAGGATCGACAATCTCAATCTCTAAATCTGGTGCTTCCTCTGCTTCCATGCCTTGAGGCGCTGCGTACAAACCTTTTTCTATAGCCATAATCTGTCTCTAGTAGAACCCGTTGCCACGTCGTTTGAAGTACCGTGTTTCTTCCGGCTCGTCTGTCGGTAGCCTGATAAACCCACCCTGTCTGAAACGCATGAGTGCCATGACTGTTGAGTCAACTAAGTCATCATGGCTCATAAACGGGAACCCTGCTATTTCTTCTATTACCTCTTCCGCCCACCGTGTAGGAGGAACCCATACCAAACCAGACGCGACAATATCAGATACTGAGTTTAAGCGTGCAAGTTTATCACCTGACCCCCTGTGCGGTGTATACTCTGAAACAGGCAACCCCATGCGCCTCATCTCTTGATACAGCGCCGTACCCGACGACTTCTTTTCCACGATAAACGCATCAGGCTCCCACTCAGTATACTCCTCCAATGCCATGTCTTTTAGCTCTGGGAACTCCATACGCTTCTTTATACTGTTCAGCAGAATGATGTTGTAGTTGCCTGTCTCCTCGTACAGGAACACACCCCACGTAGTCAGCGCCGTGTAGTCAGCGCGGTTGTGTTTCTCTGCTGCCGCGTCCAACGACATAATAATGTACTCGCAACTGGGCGGACTCTCCTGATCCCACATCTGCCACCACTCACGTTTGACCAGAGCGGCTTCTTCTGCCGTGGGTGTCTGCTGATACTGCGCGTTCCACTGGAATGTAGGCATAGATGCCTTGGTTCGCAGTAGCGCCTCTAGGTCAAAGAACTCAGGCCATAGTGGTTTTTCTATAATGTCGTTAGTTTCTTCTTCCTCCACCTCTAATATGGCGGGAAACTCTACCACCTCGTACTCATCTGCCCTGTCGTTCTGCACCATGTCGCGTGTAACGCGCCCCGTTAAATCATCCATATGCCATCGGGTCTGAATTATGGCTACACGACCCCCCGGCATCAGACGAGTACGCGCTCCAAACGTAAACCACTCGTATGCTTTCTCGAAAACAGAGAAATTACCGTTGATTACGTCCTGTTCCGAGTGCGGGTCGTCTACTAAGAGTAAATCAGCACCACGACCAGCAAGAGCAGAGCCAATACCACACGCATAATACTCACCACCGACGTTTGTGTTCCATCTACCGGCTGATTTTGAGTCACTTGCAAGCTGAACAGTGGGAAAAATGGCCTGATACGCCTCTGTAGAGATAAGATTCCGCACTTTTCTACCAAAATCCACCGCCAAATCAGTGGTGTGCGACACCATCATCACTTTTTTGTTCGGATTGCGCCCCAAAAACCACGCAGGAAAGAAAATAGAGACAAGTTGGGACTTACCGTGGCGCGGTGGGATGTTCACACAGATGCGATCCTTCCTACCTTTCTCAATATCCATGAGCAAGTCAGCCAAAATGCGGTGATGCTTACCCACAATGTAGTCTGGCTGCATACGTTTGCAAAATTCTATGAGATCGTCGTACGCTTCTTTGTTCTTTCGGCGTACTTCCAACTCGTCAACGATGCGATTGATCTCTACAACCTCTTCGTCCGTAAACGAATCAAGGTTATTGAGCATTTGCTCCACCTCGTCTTCGCTAAAAGATGGGATTGCTTTAGTCATCTGTTGGTTCGTTAACCCTTAGCTCTTCTTCTAAGTTCACCAACTCACCATCCAACACGACCTCTTCGTACTCTGCTTCTTGTACGTCATCTACGTCTGTTGTAGAAATTATTTTCTCAAGTTTACCACGTAACTTGTTACGTAGATCATCTGTGGACTGGTGTGTGATCGTGACCTCTGACTTCTCTGCGAAAAGTCCTACGTCTGAGATCTTACCTAGAAGTTCTAATGCACGTATGCGTATACGCGGGTCATCGTTCTCTGATTCTAATAGCAGCTTGTTTGTTACAAGGTATCTGATTTGAGTTGCACTCTCTGCTACAGAGTGCCCGAACTCTTGCAGTATGTTGTTAGTTAGAACTATCGAGGCTGGGGTAAGCGTCGCCGCTTTCTTTGCTGTAACCTTTTTAGAAGTTTTCTCAGGATTGTCAGCATAAGCAACAGCAAGTTTCGCAGCGGCATCCTCATCCTCTATCGTAGGTTCTAAATCCAACCCATGTTCTGCCAGCGTCAACGCAGTATTACACGCTGCCTCTGCACGTTCCTTCAAGTCTACGTTCGGTATGTCGTCCACAAGGGGCACACCGATCTCAGGTTCTACAAGTAAGGTCATAGATTGTTTCGCTGGCTAGTCGCCGTTGGCGGGAATATACAGTAAGTGTAGTCAAACTCAAAAGACCAAAAAGTCCAAAAAGTCCAAAACAGAACTTACGTGTTTTTCTGGACACCGCTTTCTGCCTACTTCTGTGTAACCAAATTTTCTAGAAGTATTTACGTGCCGAGTGTTCCGAAAGTCTGAATAACTCAAATAACCGCACAGCCCTTTAAAAACGTGGGTTTGTACTACAAAAATTTTTTCAGGGGGACTTATTTTCC